TTAGGAGGTCATCACAAGTGATGGTCTTCTCTGCTACAGGAGGAGACTTCTCGTCATTACCGAGAATGCTCTGACCTGGAACATGGAATTCCGCCTTGGTACGACCCGTGAAGATGAACTGCAATGACTTGCCGTTCTTTAGGGTACGACGTGTTACAAGGTCTCTAGCAATTGTATTGCGTTGGAAACCTTTGAACATCTCACCTGAGAACAATTTCAGGTAAAGTTGTCTCCTCGCGGTAGTCGTTGAATCGGCACCATTATCGGCACCACCCCAAATAGGACCATTGGCATTGGCAGTTGTAGCCTGTTGAGCCATTAATCTAAAAGGATTGTATAGTTTACTGTCTTACGTACGTAATGTTTTGCGCATTATTAAATTGTATTGTGGTCTATCCCACCGTCCAGACGGCTAAAGGTATCCTCCTTGGAGGGCTAAAGCCAATGAAAAGGGAGTCCGACTCTGAGGTGCTCCCCTTCCTATTACTCTCCTAAGAGAGCTTCCTCTAGGGATTGAGGCATATCATCGTCATCAACACCAGGTGGTTGTGAATCACTAGGAGTTAGATCCGGTTCTGGATCTTTAATGTCGATTACTTCTCTGTCTCTAATCCCCTCACCTTCAGGAGAATATTGTACAGGGCTTGCTACCCCGAACCCTCCTGTATTTTGTTGTGCCATTAATACTCTTGTTCACATGGTGGGCAGGATCTACAGTGTTCATGTTCATACATGTGTAGACCCTCTATAAAAATAAAGAACCCCAGGAACAAAAAAGCTATTGCCCATGGGGATTCAATGTACTTCATACTTCCTTTAAATGTTTAATTGGAATAGTTATTAACTTTTCCCAAGGGTGACTGTCAATTAATAGAGCAGCTTTATCACGCTCCATTCTTTGTATGAAACCCTCGTAACCATTATAGATAGATGTACTATCATTTACAACAACTGTTGTTCCAGGAAGTATCATCAGAAGCTATACTTCGCTCCCAGTTTAGTACCCCAGGTGTTGTCGTTATCTGTATCAGAATCAGCAGTTAGTACTGATAATTCAGCATAGAAGTCGAGCTTCTCTGAGGCAGCAATGTCAGCGCCTACTTTACCAGAAACTCTGGTGTCAGAATCAGCGCCATCTGTTGCTACAACAGCAGGACCACCTTGAACATAGAATCCAAAGGTATCATTTCCACCTTCATATCCTACATGGAAGTCAGTTACAGCACCTGTATAATCAGATCCTGTATAACCTGCGTTGTTCTCCACGTTGACGTAAACTCCTGCGGAAGCAGGAAGAGCAACGATCGTGGAAGCGAGTGCTAGTGCTAATGTTTTCATTTAAAAAAGTGTTTAACGTGTTCTTGTATAAGGCACGCCGCGATACTTCAGGGTGACTTGCTTTTTTACTTGCATTGTCTTTCTCCATAGTACCACACCCCCGTTCCATGATGTGGTTTCATGCGTTCCCACTGGGAATGAACGGACGCGAGTGCCTGTTGCTTCTACTGGATTCGACTATCCGAGCCGCTTTGTTTCCCTAGAATACTCCAGGGAAGATTTGTCCTGTGAATATGTAAGCGCCAACTGCTGCATTGAATCCAATCATTGCAAGCCAGCCGTTTACACGTTCAGCATTTTGTAGATATTCCTCACGAGTGGGAGGATCAATTACCTCAATCTGAGGTTCCTTAGGAAATACGTTACTCTTGGTCATTAAGATAAATAGATTAGGTTAATGAGCCGAGGACGAAAGTTCGGGTCGGCACGTATTGCACTTTATACTACATTATTATTGTCTTGTGTAAAAGCATCAGCTTTCTTTATAGGAAACATAGCTGGTCCAAGACCTTTCTTTTTCATTATATTTGCAGCATTAGGGACATTTGCATCCCCAGCTTTAATGATTTTTTTAGTTTTATCCTTCCCTGGCATGAGTTTAGTATTGTAAATCGGATCTATCTAATTTTTCAACAATATCTTGACGATATGCTGGATCATTATCATAACGAGGATCGTTCATAGCTTTAACAAGCTCAGCTTGACTACGGAATACATCTGTTCCTGTGTAAGGAGCTTTACCACTTAACATTCTACCCTCATAACCATTTGCCTCATCGTATTGTGATTTCAAACCTGCTACCGCTAATTGAATTGCTTGTCTATTACCGCCATCGATAATACTATCAAAGGCTTGTATATCAGCTGGATCTAAATTAGAACTAGCCCAATTTACAATGTCTGCATATTGTTGCTCACCACCTACGGCGTTTTGTATAGCATTGACATCGGCATCAGACACATCAGCTGCTTGTGCTGGAGATTCATTACCATAAATCTGAACATAAGCATTAAGTAAATCTCTGCTACTCATTTCTGAAAACTTTTCAATAGTTTCAGGTGTTAGCTGTTGATCATTAGCCCAATACTCTGCAGACGCATCGTTGATTAAAGCTACAGCAGGGTCATCGTTTGGATCATAGGAATCATCTTCGTCATACTCAGCTTCGGTATCGACCTCAGCTTCATCAGTTATTTCTTCTTGATCCTGACCTCCTAACTTCTTCTCTAATTCAATATAAGCTTTTTCTAGTGCCTCCGCATCCTTGTATTTACCAGCAAGTAATTGTTCTTGTTGAGCTACTAACTCTTCACCAAGTTTTAGAGACTCCTCCTCATCAGCGTTTAGTTCACCAGCATCTCCGATGACTTCTACATCTGATTGATTATCAATTGTTAAAATTTCTGCCATTATCCTCCTGGTGGTTGTTGTTGTTGTGCTTGTTGCATACCTTGCTGTAATTGAGGTACGACGTTATCTGCAACCATTTCACTCATACTATCTACACCTTCTGGATTTTTCTCAGGATCCATTAATGGTGAACCTGCGAATTGACCAGCTTGGCTAAGCAGCGATGCGCTCATTTGCTGTTGTTGTAGTTGCTGTCTTTCTTGTTGTATCTGTTGATCAGTCTTAACTAAATTCAATACATCAATACCTTGTGCAGCGGCAAGACGTTTAATAGCTTCGCTTGGATTAATAAATCCTTGTAAAGCTTCCGGTCCCATTGTCTGCGCAATAGTTTGAATAAACATTGTAAGACTTTCTCTATCTTGACCTCTACCAAGTGCATTGACGCCAGCTACGATTTGAGGTCGTGCTAAATCTTTAGGGATCTTAGGAATCTGATTACTCCTAGTGAGTACAAGTAGAGTTCTATTAAGATATGGTATTAAAAATTCAACTGTAAGTAAACTGAATAGCCCACCGAGTTGCTGTTCCAATTCCATTTGTGTGAGGCGGACTTCTTCCGCTGTCACTCTTTCTGCTTGTCTTACATTCATTGTAAGGAAAGCATCACTTATTCTACGCTCAATCTGTTGAGCCATGTTAGCAGCTGTTTGGAAATCAGCAGTTTTACCTACCTGTATAACAGCTACATCTTCAGCCCGACCTTGTACAATAGCACCGTTGCCAGCTTGAGCTATAGTCTGTGGTTTAGTGGTTGATGATGGCGATACTAGGAAGATAACTTTAGAGGCAGCTGCAGCTCCTTCTACGAGGCTCTGAGAGAGTCCCTCAAGTGACTTGAAGTCACCGATAAACTCCTCTACACGTCCTCTTCCGTAATCCTCACCATCTACTGTATTAAATCGGAGAACTAACCATGGACTTGCATTCTTTGGAGCTGTACTACGACTACCAGGAATAATTTTATCAAAAACTTCCTGATACCATACCCAACGTCCACTTTTATCATCCATCTTGACGCAAGTATACACTTCTACGTCGTCTCCATCTGAGCCTGAACCGTAATCATCGTTAGGTGAATTAGGTTTTTTATCTAAGGCTGGCTCAAGCCCTAAAACTTTACGGCTAATAAGTTCCTTTGTTACTATTTCTATGACGTTACCATTGCCATCTCGGTTAACAACAAACCGATTTAGGGGATAATTCTTAAGACCATCTTTACCCATATAAATAAGAGCATTACCACCTACAATTAGGTGTTTTAATGCTTGGTGTATGACAACCCTATCACTTGAAGCTGCTATATAATCCATGATCATTCTCTCTATCTTAGAGAAAGAAAGATCAAGTTCGCTTCTCATTTCAGGTGGCATGTCCGCACCTAGTTTATCATCTCTTACTTGTAGCTTAAAGAATGTAGTCTGAGGTGGCAGTAACGCTAGCATTAGTTTAGCGGCTAACGTTACTACTACCTTAGCACCAACTGATTGCCAAGGTGTTTTTAAACTTTGGCGACCAGCTTTAGTGCTCGAATCATCGACAATTAAATAAGGTAACGTGAGTTCAGAGCATTGTCTAGCGCTGTTCAGGAACTGCGAACGAGCACCGGATAATGACTGATATTTCTCACGTGCATTCATGGATTAACTCCAGTTGATGAACCACCTGCTGCACCTGTCTGTACATTAGGTTTCAAAGGTATTCTCAAAGCACCTGTACCTTTATTATAAGGATTGGTATCTTTCTTACTCTTTGCCTGTCGTACTTGCGGGTTAACGTCCTGCACCACTGGTTCCTGCTCCGGCACTGGCTGCTTCGGCGGGATTGGTGGTGGAGGTGGTGGTGGTAATGGTGGTGGTGGTGCTGGGCTTCTGCCCCCTCCTCCGCACATTAGATTTCGTCCTCCATTATGGATTGTATGTATTCAATGACGCTGGC